TAGCAGAACCATCTCCAACTGTTAAGTTGTCATCTACTGATACAGAATCAACATAAGCTGTAGTAGCTACCTTAGTGCTATTGTCTCCTGCTGATTGTGTTGTAGCTGTTACTCCACTTGCTAGTGTAGATGTAGCAGACAAACCAACTGTAATTGTGCTAGGTAAACCTATAGTGACTGTGTCTGTTGCACTTACTACTACTTCTACTTCATTAGAAGTACCACTAAATGTAATCGTATTTGCATCACTTATTGTTTCTGATGTAGAACCATCTGATATATTAAAGCTATTCATATTACCAACACCAGTACCAGACAAGAAAGCACTTCTTGTTTGTTTCTTTAATCCACTAGCTGTGTCATCATAAATAATAATTGTGTCATTATTATCAGCAGTTCCTTCGTTACTAAGGTTAGGAATATCTACAGCAAATGTATTGGCTAATAAACTAAGTCCATCTCCTGCAACGTTACCACTTGTGTTTATAGATATAACAGAATTTCCACCCATACCAGAGTGTGATGAACAGTAGTAATAAAGATTGTCAGCAGTAGCAGCATCAACAACTATTTGTGTATAAGCACCTGCACTACCTGCTGTACCTGGAGTTGTAACTCCTGTTGTATATGCAGCAGTAGGACTGTTGTTTTTGTTTGTAGATAATCTAAGTGGGTGTCCAGAGTTAGAACCATCTGATTGGTCAAATCTATATGTTACTCCTGGTATAAGTTGTACATTAGCTGTAGCTTCACCATCTAAATAAAATACATTACCAGAACCTGGATTAGCAACTGTTACTGCAAACTGTACTATCGCTGTATTATTTTCTAAATTTATAGTTTTGTTTGTAAGCGTATCTGTAGAACTTTCAGTTACAACTGTGCTATCTACTGCAACAGTAAGTGTTGTACCTGTAGCAGATGTATCAATACCTGCGCCACCTGTCACTGTTAATGAATCAGAATCTAAATCAATATCTATTGTTCCAGAATCAGATATTAAATCTAAATCTTGTGCAGTAACTTGTGTATCAACATAAGTTTTGACAGCTTTTGCAGAAGGAAGTGTTGTATCTGTACCTGCAGTAGATGATAAGTCTGTATCTAAAACACCAGACTTTAAGTTATCTACTTCTAAATTAGATATTGTATTGTTATCTGCATCTATAGTTTTATTTGTAAAAGTTGTTGTAGAACTGTCTGTAGGTAAAGCATCTATTCTGTCGTTTAAATCTTCTATGTGTTGTTGAAGTGGAGACATACGTGCAACAGAACCAGAAGCATGTGATAATCCAGATGATGCAGCAGAACCTGTTAAAAATCTTTTGTTTATGTTATCTAGTGTCAGTGTTTTTGTACCAACGTTAATGCTAGTTACAAGGATTACTTCTCTATTAGTTGCACTATCTGGATTTAAAACTAAATAACAAGGTGCTGTTAATGTATTGGAAGCTGAATCTACTACAGAGTTTACTGTAAGTGTTAAGTCAGATGCACCGATAGTACCTGTTAAGGTTGTCTCATAAGCGTTTAATAAGTTAGTTTCTTGTGCTGTCATTCTATCCTAGTTTTCCTACTCCTAATAGTTCTATTCCTAATCCTACTCCAGATGTTGAAGTTTGTATTACTTTACTACCTCTAAATCTAACTAAGCAATAGCTTGTAACAGAACCTCTAGGACTTATCTCCTCAATAGGACTGCTAACATTTTCTATTATACCTCGTAATAAAGTATCTGGTCTGAATATCTCTAATTGAACATTCTTACCTTCTTTATTTCTTAACGCCTGGTAAACCAAATCACCTTGACCATTAACTTTTAAAGCTTTTCTAAATGGTCGTTCTACTTGGTCCGATATATTAATAGGCATATCTACAACTAAGTCATTAACTAACTGAAAACCTCTAATAGCAAAAGCTAACATCTCTGGTGTTTGTGTAACATCATCAGTATTAAGTTCTATTTTACCTGCTATCCATCTACCATCTACTAGAGTCATAACCTCTTCATCTCCACCAGTACCAGAAAATACAGATACTTGTTCGGACCATGTGGTAGCTGTTGGATTATTTATATCAGAAGCAATAGTAGAACTGTATAACTTTACTGAACCAGAAGTTACTACATTAGTATTTAGCTTTGCACCTACCCACTGTTTCTTTTCTGATGTAAAGAAATCTGCAAGCGGTGTAATGATATATCCTGTAACTACATAGTTTGTGCTTTCTCTATAAGCACCACCAGCAGATACAGTAGAAAACAATCTATCAGAGAAAACAGCTATGCCTCTAACAATGCCGCTTTCAGCAAACTCCAAGTCTCTAGCTATACCACCTGTTGGTAAGTAGTATCGCCACAAATTAGTTTTGCTAGCGCTATCAATAATACCTGTATAGATACTATCTCTTGTAGATATAATTCTGTAAGGTGCCTGGTCTAAAGTAGAAGCTCCATCACCCCATTGTTTTATTAATTGTGCATTAATCAAGACATATAAACTATTAGCGTTAGTTATTTCTGCTCTATATAATCTACCTATCTTTCCACTAGCTGTGTTCTGATAAGTACCATAGAAGATAAACCCTTGCGCTGCATCTATTGCATTAGGCACTTCACCTTCTACAAAAGTTTGTCCTTTAATTGTTAATGTAGATGATTCATCTGCTAAAGAATATATATAGCCATCATCTGCACAAGCAAGAACTACTGCACCACCATCAGTAACATCTGTCCAAGAACTACCTGTTGGCAATGCTTTTATTGTTGCTGGATTAGAAGTACCTGTTACTTCATAGAGTTCTCCATTGGTGCCACTTGCAACTAATCTACCCTTCATACTCCATATATTGTCAAAAGTTTTGTGATTGTTGTGTACTGCATAACTACCAGCACTGTTTCTTATATAGATATCTCCATTAGCTACTAGGTATAATTTAGTTCCTAAGATAGCCATACCAGAAATATTATTACCACCACTAGGAGTACCATCATCTGCGGCACTACCTGTTAATGGTGTTGCTATTATCTTTAAAACTGGACCAGAAGCATAAAATATTTCTCCACCTAACTCTTGCATATAAAGATTTGTTTCAGTAGATGTTTGTACTTCATCAGTATCATGCAGTAAAGATACGTGGTACTCTTCACCAGCTTCTTTGCCACTAAATACATCAATACCTTTACTATCCCAAAACCTTGAAAAATCTGTATCTGCTGCATTTCTTCTATGTGCTTTATCTAAACCACCACCACCAGCAAAATCTGTTCTGGAGAATATCTGACCAAACTCTTGTTGAAAATCTTCTGGTGTTTCTGATGTTTGTATAGCTTGTGCCTGGAGAGGAGCAGTGTTTATATTCATCTGCCTTCCTGGTCCAACAGCAAAGCGTAAGAATAAATCATCTAGGTTTGCTTCAAATCCTTGTGACTTAGGTTCAGATGTATTAGAGGGTGAAGGTAATACAGACATTATGCACTGTAGTTAATGTTGCTTATTGCTACTGCTTGTGGATATAAGCTGCGTAAATCTCCTCTTGCTTCATCAATAAGTAACGACCTTAATCTTAGCAAAGCGTTTCTTAATCTTTCACCAGAACCAACTGGATAACTCTCTGCAGCTAATTTCTCTGTAATAAATTCTTGTGTCGAAGCATCTACATCTGTTGCTCCCATAATATCTGCTACTGCTCCTACCATAACTATTTGTTGGTAGTTATCTTCTAGCAAACATACAGTTGCTAAGTCATCTGCTTCAGTAGCTGGTCTAGCAAATTTTCTTTTAACAACTAAGTAAACTGTTTTACCTAGTGATGTATTAGAAAACTGTACAGCTGCACCTGTTGAAGATGGTGGGAAGTTAGTAAGTAACTCTATTCCAGCTGATGTATATTGCGCACCAGAAGAGTTCTGTACATAAGAATTAATTACAAGAACTGTAGTTGCTGGTACTTCTGCAAAGGTAGAATTAGAAGTTACATTAGTTGTAGTTACATTATATAAACTTGGGTATAGTCTCTCGATGTTATCAGCTAGTGCATCAAACACAGACTTACGAGGAAACGTAGGATTAACATATAAGTTTACTTCATCTGCATGAGAAGCAGCATCTGTACCTGCGTATCCTCTTGATACAGTTAAAGTCCTGGTAGAAGTATTAGCTGAAGTAACTAGCATTAACTCCTGGTCAATTTCTATTAAGGCACCATTGCCTAAAAGATTCTCTTCTTCAGCACTAAACAAGTTATTTTCATAAGTTAAAGAAGTAACTGAATTGTTTATAGCTCCTTCTAATCTTGAGAACGCAGATAAGTCATCTGGTTTATTTAAAAAATCTCTATATATTCTGTCCACTAATGTGCTTACTGCTGCCATATATCTCCATATTACTAGAGGGAGAAGTATTTATCTCCCTCTAATAAATATACTATCTATCCCCTAATTAGGCGGTAGCTAGGTTTGTTATTTTTGCATGGAATTGTTCTGGACCATATTCTAATCCAATTTCTCCATAGACTTGATACTTGTAAGCTGCTCCAGATTGAGCTAATGGCTCAACGAAGAAGTGTCCTTTTCCTGGAATGTCCAAGAAAACTGGCTTACAGTATTGTAAGTCGGCAATCAAGATATCATCAGTTGGTATGTGTCGTTCAAAAACAATACCTACTTGACCGAAGTCAGTTTCGATTGTTGTAATGTTAACACCACCGATTGTTCTATCTCTTGGCGCTAATGCTAACGCACTTGAATAGATTGATGATAGCTTTTGCTTTTGAAAAGCATTAGCAAAGATAACTGGTTGCTCGAAAGGAGCGCCAGAATCTGCCATTTTTTTCATAGCTGAATCTACCATAGCTTGTGTAAGAGCAGCTGCACCACCAGCAACTTCGTTAGTTGTTACTGCTGTGAGCATTCCTCTTGATTTACGAGCTGTTGATACATCTGTATCAGCGACAAAAGCACCTTGTATAAAGGTATGCTCTATGTCTCTTGCAGCTCTTTTTAGTGACATATCTAATTGAAACGCCAATTCATCTTGAACTGGTTGGTTACCAATGATAGATTGTCCACTTAAGTTTCCTACAGCTGCTTGCTTTGTATAGGAAACGTTTACACCATATTGCATAATCTGTGTAACGTTAGTTACTTCGCTTCTTGTTCTCTCTGCAAATGATGGGTCCGCACCTTCAACTGCTACTGTTTGAGCAGCTGCTGCGTTGTCCACTGTTTGCCAAGTGAATTGTTTAGAAGTTACAGATTTACCGCCTGTCATGCCACCGATGGCTGATAGGAAAGGTGTGTCGTTAGGGGTTATGTTAAATAACTCTCCTACGTAATTAGGCAAATCATACGAATCGCCCATTCCACTTACTGCACCCATTTAATTCTCCTTTTTTTATTTAATTAATAGAGAATAATTTTTATAATTTTTTCTCCATTAGGGCTTTTAATTTTTCTGCTTTGAGATTTGAACTTGTCTGCCAATCACCATCTTGCTGCGCTTGCGCAATTTGGTCATCTACGCCTACTGGTTCAACTGGTACTGATGCTTCAATTACAGTATCTAAGTTCTGTTGACTTGTTACTACCCTTGCTTTTTGTGCATCTTGTTCCTGGACCACTTCAGAGGATTGACCCCATCCATAGTTTTCAGAAGCAAATTGTTTAATCGCATCTGGTTTTAACTCACCATCATATAAACTCTTAAGGGCTTTACCTTCACCAGCGGAAGTGTCAAATCCTGCTTCTTTAAAAACAGAGTCTGCCATAACCGACTTCAGCTCTTTGTTTTCTGCTTCAGTCTTTTTAAGCTGTTCCCTCAACTGTTTCAAAGGATTACTTTCCTCTTGAGTTTCATCTACTGTATTTTCTACATTATCCATTTTTTCTCCTCTCCCAGATTTTCTACTAACTACATTATCCTGGGGTAAACAATGCGATAGGCGACTAATTATATATAAGTACAATGAGAATAGTCAGCCACTTCTAGCTGTACTGAACGAAGCGATTTAAGTACGCAGCTTACACGCTTGAAATAAGCTGGAGGTGCAGCATCAATTTATATTCGGAGAACGCCGCAATCCGATACTTTAATTATATACTAATAAACTAAAATAGTGGGGTTTTATCCCCACTATTTATACGTTCACGAAAGGAAGGTTATCTAATCGATTGCTCGAAGAGAGTCCTTAATATTATTATACACGAAAAAAAACTATGTAACCTTTTTTAAAGTAAGAGTCTCTAAGTAATGTAAAGCAAAGCCCTAACTGTTTGTTTGTTTCTAGTTGGGGTTTTTGCTATTCCTGGGTTAAACCAGTTACCCTTGAACCTCTACGTGCATATCCAGTACTAGCAGAAAACATTGATGTCTCTTCAGCTTCTAATCTTCTTATGTTCTCCAACTGGTCTGGGTCCTGGAACACAACAGCTTGAGTAAACTCTTCTAATGTTAAAGCATCATCACTTGGTTCTTGTCTTTGTTGCAACTCCTGGAGTCTTGGTAAATCTTTTTGTGCAGCTGTGTATAGTTGTCTAGCTTGTGCTTGATTCAATCCAGCTTTTCTTAAGTTCTCTGCTTCTGTTCTTGTAATAGTAAAGCCAGCTCTTGATGCTTCTCCACCAATCTGTGCAGCTGTTATCCTGCCAGAGATTATCTCTTCTCCTATTGATGGGTCCAATGCTCCCATGAAGATTGCTTCTGGTGTTAAGTCCACATTGTAATTAGTTGAGAAAAAGTTTTGTACTCCTTGTATGTTATCTACGATACCTTCGTATGCAGCACCAACTCTTTGTTGAAACTCACGTGCAGATACTTCGCCTTCTAATAAAGATACGAACTGCGGTGCTAGTAATACTTTAGATGTTTGTTCTGGAATACCATACTCAACTAAAGTACCTATGTAAGACTGCTCCAATGCTTTGTACGTAGTTTCATTGTATCTAACTTGTCCAGTATCTGGATTGTAGTTACCAGGAAACTCTGCTTTATAAACATCTGATTGTCTTACTTCTTGTATTGCTGTTACTGGATTACCAGATTGTGACCAAGTATTTGCAAACAACTGCAACAATGTATCAGACATATTTGGATAAAGTAACTTTGCTTCTTCTAAGAATGTAGCCATTATTGATTAACTCCTAAGTTAGTTTCTACCGAACCAGCAGCTCCACCTAATGCTTCTTCTAATGCTCTAGTTGCTTCTACTGTAACTTGTCCTACGTTTTGTTCTAAACCTTTTGTTCTAAGTAATGTTTGTGATGCTTCATAGTCATTAGTAGCTACCATGTCTTGCCACCATCCTTGTGTCTCATCTGCTTCTTGTCCCCATATCTGTCTAGTGATTCCTCTATAAGGACTGACTATATCATCGTATGTTAATTCAGTATTAGTGTGTTTAGGAAACAAAGCTAATCTACTTGTCTTTAAACTTTCAACTAATGCAGCTTCATAGTCTGGATTGTTTCTAATCCTTCCAGCTTTCTCTGCAACTTCTGCATCAGTTAAGCTGCCAAACACTGGACCAAGCCATTGTGTATATAAACCTCTTACTCTATCTTCTTGTTCAGCAGTTCTGTTTAATCCACCAACACCACCGCTATCTATGTATTCTGAAAACTTAACATCTCTTACACCACTTCTAAATGGGTCTGCAAATAAAGCTAACTGTTCTGTTGTATAAGCTTCTGACCATTCACCAGTTACCCACTTGTTTGCTATCCATCCAGACAAAGCATCTGGTGCAGCTAACTCTTTATTAGTATCTGTATCATAACCACCAGATACTCCTGCAGCTTTAAGTGCTGAAGCAACTTGTAGTTTATAATCATTAGCTTTTTGTGTAGCTGTTAATGGGTCAGCTGTGTACTCTTCTAACCAAGAACGTTCAGCTTCATTGTGTGTCTTATACCAGTTAGTAGAAAACCATTCTGCTCTTGTTACTTCTCTACCTTCTAGTGCAGCTTCAGCTATTAAGGCAACTGAATCTGGGTCTAGTATCCAAGGTTGTATAGTAGCTTCTTTAGCTAAGTTCTCTGCAAAAGATGTAAATGGATGTGGTGCTTTACCTGTTGCTGGGTCATTACCTGGAAGGTCTGCACTGTTACCAGCTATAACTCCCATTAAATCTAAGTCATCATAAGAGAACTTGGCATTAACAAAGAAGTTTTCTCCTGGTGTAACAAAGCCAGCTTCTATTGGGTCATTGTATCGTACCTCATAGAACATAAAGATTGTGCTTCCTTGGTATAAAGAACCTGCACCTGGTACAGCATATCGTAAGAAGAGTTGTCCTTCTACATCTACTAAGTCTGCACCATCTGGTATATTATTAAATTGGTTTTTTTCATTACTTAAAACTTGTTCTTGTGATTGTCCACCACCAGTTCTGCTTTCACCGCCGCCTTCACCGCCGCCTTCACCGCCTTCACCGCCGCCTTCACCGCCTTCACCGCCTTCACCACCACTTGGACCACCACTTGGAGAACCGACATTGCCTGTTATATTATTAACAACTGATTCTATATATTTTGTTTCTTCTTCTACTTGACCTCTAGTATCTAAAAACTCTGTTGGTTCTTGACCAGCTACCATTCCTGCTGCTCCTGGTATCAATAGGTCTGTATCTTGTTTAAAATCTACTGGACCTAGTACTCCAGTCTCTACATAATTTTTAATGTACTCTGTTTCTTTTTCTTCAAGACTTCTAACATCTACACCTACTGGTGGATTTGCTTTGAGTACTTGCATAGCTATTACTTTTTCTACATCTTTAGGATTGTTAAGTAAGTTCTTAGCTTGTTGTAATGTTGGAGGAGGTGTAACAGCTTTAGCTTCACGCATAAATCTATCTTGATATGGGTCAGTAATCTTAGGCATATTTTTTGCTGCATCTATTGCACCACGTATTACTGATTCAGATTCACCTATTTGTCTTGTTAATTGAAATATTGCTGAACTATTTAAGTTATTATCTCTAGCGTATATAACTAACTCTGGTAATGTTTTAATATCTTTGCGTTCTTCTGCCATTACTTACTACTTTCCATACTATATTGTACTTCATTATCTTGGTTATCGTTGGAGGTTACATTATTGATTCCTTTAAATAATGTTTCATAAAAAGGTTTTGTAAGTTTGTATGTTATAGACCATTTGTCATCTACCTCACCAAAGTTGTCAAAGAAATCTACATCTTTGTCTATAGCTTTAGTTGCAGCATTAGCTACATCTGCGGCAAGAACTAATGTTTCATAGAACGCAAGGATACCGAAAGCTGGTCCAGTAAAAGCTGTTGCTCCATACTTAGTACCTAACTTAGATAAACCTTTCTCTATTACTTCTTGTCCCACATCTAACTTACTTAATCCTTTAAGAACTTTGCTAGCAAACTTTGGTTTAGTTTTAACCATATCTTCTGCTGTCTTTAGTGCAGCTTCACTGTGATTATCTACGAATGTTCTTCGTACATTATCTAACACTTCTCGCTTAGATTTAGGAGCAGTATCTCTTGTTAAGCTAGTACCTTGTCTATCTAAAGGTTTATCTAGTATGTTATCTATTGCTACTTCTGCTTCTTTAAGGTCTTGATTAGGTGCTACCCATAAGTTTAAGGTGTCATCTATACCAGCTGTCTGCATTGAAACTGGAGATAGTGGAGTAAGCTTACCTGTCCTGGCGTTCTGTACTAACAAATTTACACCAGCATTCTGTACTTTTTCTATAAAGGTTACAGCTGGTGCCATGTGCATAGTACCTCTTACCTTAAGACTGATATCTGGTTTAAGTATGGTAACTGCTTCATCTGTAAATTTAGATGTCTTTGTATCTATCTTTTCTACTTCATAAAACTTAATAGGTTTGGGTAATTTCTTTTTAACAATCTTTTCAATTTCTGATTGTGAAATATCTATATCGCTTTTAAGTCCAACCATATTACCTACCCTTTTAGGTTTATAAGTAACAACTTGTTCTCCTGTTACATGTTCAATGTTTTTTACTACATCACCAACAAACGCATCATCTATTTCTATTTGCCTTAAGTTAGTTAATCTCCAATAGAAATTGTCTGTTCTGTTTAAATAATCTTTAGTCTTATCTACAAGAAATGTTTTATAAGAATCTAAAGTTTCTTGAAGAGTAGTTGCTGTAAGTTGTTTGTTTTTACCTATTTCGTAATCTATATTGCTAATTAAATTTCTTTGAGAATCAAAGTTTTTTATTTGTTCTGGAGTATATTTATTTAATGCAGCTATTCCTTTACCTAAATCTACAGATTCTGTAACTACTGTTCTTGTTAAATCTATTTTTGCATTAGTTACATATTCCGAAACTGAAATAGCTATATCAAATATATCATTTTCTGTTCCAGTAATACTTGCAAACTTACCTTGCTTCATCAGTGTTGCTATTTCTAAAGGAGTAGAGTTTAAATTACCAGAAAATCTTTTTAAGTTATCCATACTCTGGTCTATAACGTGTGCTATTGTTTCATTGTAATTATCAAATAAACTAATATCATTTGCATCTAAACCCGAACCAGCTAACTTATTCATTGTTTTAATTGTTATATCTTCTTCAAGGTTTATTAAATCAACTAATATTTTTCCTACTTTTTTTTCTGATTCTACAACACCTATGTCATTTATCTTTACTAAGAAGTCATCACCTATTACATCAGCTAAAGTAAAGTGTGTCATATCTCCTGGTGCTGTTAACAATTCACTTAGTATTGTCATATCAAAGTCTTTAGGTTTATACCCTACAAACTTAATAAAATCATCCATTGACTTCATTAATTTTTTTAAATCTATCTGGGTATATTCTGACCGATTACTTAAATCTGGTACATAGTTCCTCATGTAATTAACACTTCTTCTTGAAGCTTCAAAAGGTATTATTGGTGCAGTTGTTGCTGCAGCTATGTTGGCTAACTCTTCTTCAGTAGCCATAACTATCTTTTAATTTTGTTTTCTTTTAAGAATTTTTGTTTCTTTAACTGTCTGTTTTGTCTGGATAACTTCATTTGTTCTTGATAAGACATTTCGTTTATTGGTTTCATTCTGGGTCCATTGTGGACAAGATATCATCTATTGTAAATTTATCTTCGTTATCTCTGACTATCTCTGTTTTAATTTTTGCACCCTCGAAGCTACCAGCTTGTTGTGGTACTTGTGATTCAAACTGTACATCACTAACTGGTTGTGTCCTATTAGGAACTAATGCTGATAACATATCTGCTGCATACTTTTGCATCGGGTCTATGCCTGGAACCATACCATCATCTTGTGTATTTAATTTAGGTGGTCCTTGTATTTCTTGTTTGTTCTGTTGTATATAACTTGCAACATCTACATTGACTGGTTGTTTTTCTAGGTATCCAGCATACTTGTCCATAACGCTGCTTACGTACTCTTGTATGTTAGGTCCAAAACCTTCTATGTTCCCTGTGTCCCCTATCGCATCGATACCTGCGTTCATAGCGGTGTTAGCTTTACCTGGACCACCATACCAAGCAACTGCTACTAAGTCCCAAGAACCATACTTATTGTAATATTCAGAAAACTTATAAGCTGCAACGATGTCTTGCATCTCTGGTGTTCTCCAGTCTGCACCTTCATATCCTGCTTGTTTAGACCATTTGTTCCAGTTAACATCTAAGATACCATAAGCACCTAATGCCTGGACATCTATAATCTCGCCATTGTAACCCTTCATCTTGGTTGGTTTATGTTCAAGCAGATAATTGCCGCCAGCGTTCTCTTGCTCTTTAATGGCTTCCATAAATGAAATTAGTTCTTGTTGATTCATATTACTAATTGGGTCTGTTAGCGATACTATTAAGAATAGTAGCCCTAGTATTCCTTGCACTATAATTCTCTCCTAATCTGCTTTTCTCTTTGTCTGTTATCATATCGAACTTTTCTCTCATTCTACTTTCAGCATCTATCTGTGTAAGACCTTGGTCCTCGATAGCGCTTTGTACATTGTCAGCTGCATAGTTTCCATAATCACCAGCAAGTATTTCCTCACCAGTCATCTCTGGTTGTTGTTGTGCTGTAGCAGCTAAAGATTGATTCTGTTGATAAGAAGCTTCTGCTTCTTTGTACATTGTGTTAGATAACAGTTTAAGTTCAGAGGGATTAGGGTCTCTGTTTAAATCTGCAGCATAAAGTCTTTTTACTTTCTGTGCAATAGTTGCTGGGTCAGCTGGTAAGTAAGTCTCTGATTGTGGTATCTCTGGTACTGGATTAGCAACATATTCATCTAATGTTGTTTTCCATGCAGCACCATTAAGTTTTTCTACATCAGTAATACCACCTCTATTTGCTCTGCTTAACACTGGAGTAAAAGCTCTTTGAGTTGCTAGGTCCCATTCTCCTGGCATAAATCCATCACCAACACTAAGTAGATTAGAGTTAATTAAATCTGCTTGTATGCCAGCAATCTCTTCTTCTGATTTGCCAGCGAATAAGTTAACTAAATCTGTTTCAGTATAGAAATCTGTAGCACCAGAACGTGGAGGAACATAGTTAGCTGGTACACCTAAGACTGCATCTTGATTACCGAACTGTCCATATTGTTCAGTAGCTGCTGCTAATGCAACATTATCTCCTGTAACACCTGTTATGTCTTGTCCAGATGTAGCAAAGTCTATGACATATTGCGGAATGTTTGAAGATAATAAATATAAAGAAGCATCTTGTATTGTAGGTGCTGATAGTATATCTACTCTTTGTTCTGTTGTAATACCTATTTGATTGGTACCTAGTGAATCATCTTCATTAATCTGAAGTATTATACTTTCTATTCTTTGTAAAAATTCATCAACTGTCATTTAATCCTCTTATTAATTCTATATCTTCATCTGCTTCTCGGAGTTCTCTTTCAAAGATTTCTTTTGCTAAGGGTCCAAACTCTGGGTACTTAACCAATATACCTTGCATCTTGTTTCTTAACAAGCTTCTAAATGGTGCTAGTTTGTTTGAACTTCTAAAAGATTTGTCAGTATAGGTAGGATTTAATTTTTTTGTTTCTGCAATTACTGCATCTCTAGTCTTTACATACTCAACTAAACCTAATGCTGCTGGGTTAGTTGTCAGTGAACTGTCTAGTTGATAGCTAACTGGGTCGAACCATGTGTACAATTCATCAATCAAATCATCCATCTCTGGTTTAGTTTGTGAATAGTCTATGCTTCTACCATAACCTGGGTACTTACTAGCTATCTCTGCTTTCTTATTTCTTTTAGCTTGTACAGAAACCTTATCGTTTCTTACTAACAATCCATTCTCTTTAACAAAGTTTTCATACTCAACGCTGCCTAAGAGAATGTTCTTAGCTTGTTGCCATTGTTCTATAGTTCTAGGAACTCTATCTCCACTAATAATCTGATTCCAATATTGTTCGTACATGAACTCTGAATTAGTTTCATCTATTAAGAATGCGTAAGTTAAATCAAATTTCTCTACAAGTTCTGGGTTATTTCTCTCCCATGTAGCACCATCAGCTGTGACTGGTCTTTTCTTTATAGTCTCTGTTCTACTGGTAGCTAATGTAATTGGGTTAAATCCAAATCTCTCTACGAATGTTTTAACTGCTGTAGAACTATCTGGTGAAGCATTAGATATATTTCTATACTCTTCGGCTAATGTTTCAAACAAGAATAGTTGTCCTGTCTTATCAGATATCTCATACTTAGGGCTTACAGCACCAGATGGTCCTATAGCTTGTGAGATACTTCTAATAATAAATATATTCCTGGCGTAGTCTCCTGCTAACTCCATACCTTCATTAGCTCCTTCTGGAGAACTATCATCAATCTTTCCTGCATACACCAAAGCTTTATACACATCAATGGTTGTATTGGAGAACATACGTTTAGATTCTGCTCCACCTATTCCAAAAGCAGTACCTAGTTTCTTTAACCAAGATGGTGCTGGTGCTAATGATGTTATAACTTCGCTAATAGTTTCTGTACGAGGTGGTGCAAAGTCTCCAAACAATATTGTCTCTTCCCATTTACCTGGTCTCAATACATTAAACTTACGATTTATAAATGCAGCTGGCACTGTAATAGTTGGACCGAAACCTGGTATTAAGTTACCTGCTATATTTAAAGAACCAGCAAAGACTGGTAGGTTAACTTGTACACCATTCTCTGTTAAGTCTTTAAACATCCACTTTTGTATTAATCCTTCTCCTGGGTAACCAAATAACTCTTCATTAGTATTTGGGTCTTTGTAAAAGAATCCTTTTTGTCCAGAATCATCAAACACTGGGTTAGGTTTTTGTGCTGACTGTACAAGCTGCTGCGCTCTACGTAAAGGTCTGCCTTGATTTTCTACAAGTAATCTACTCCAAGTACTAAAGATTTCTACGTATGCTTCACCGAATGGGAACAATCCTCTAGTTGCATTACCTAATCTAGTTCTAGTAGATACATCATAAAGAAGTTTTTTAGTTTCAGTAAGCGCATGTGATGCACCTATCTTATCTATAATCTCTACTTTGTTTATGCCGCCTTTAACTCCTTGGTAACTTTCTAATTTTTTAAGTACAGCTTTTTCATTCTTAGTTCCTGTAGCTAGTCCAGCTTCTTTAGCTTGTTGTACTAACTTCTTAAGTGTTGCTGCATTAGCATGTTGTGCAAAGTCTCCTACTTTGTCCCAGTAATGAAACTTAAAGGTTGGCGCTCTTGACATTGTCTTAGTAGGAATAGTCATAAAGAAATTAAAAGATTCATCTACAAAGTCATCTAACCTTCTAGTTTGTGATGTCATTGCATTCTTTAACTCTCCACGTGCTTGTTCTGGTAATACTTTTTCAAACTTCTTAACGAAATCTTTTTTCATCTTCTCTTGATTTTTTCTTAACTGTGTAGTTATAGAAGTGTATTCAGCATCACTAAGCTGACCAGCCCAGTATTTACCCATGTCTATATTTTCTAACCCTACTAACTCTGCAGCATCCATTGCTTCATCTGACAAAGCTTTAAGTAAATCTTCTTTACCATTCTCATCTATCCAGTTTCTAGCAAGTCTTGCTCTATTACCTTTAGTGCTTGTCTCTACAATTCCACCAGTAACTTGTGCTACTGAAGCATTTGCATAGTAAATAAACTCTTCTGCTTTAGCTTTACCTGGCGCACCATTAAAGCCAGCTCCTTTAAAAGCGTGTCCTTCTGCACCTGTAACTTTTCTAATATGTTTATTTAATGGGTTACCTTGTGTCTGTGCTTCTTTAATTAATTTATTTAGCTGCGCTTTTCTAGCAGCAGTATTTGGTTCTAATTGTATTGCCGCAAGTCTCCTGGACAATGGGTCAAACTTGTGTTGCATAAAGTTTCTAAATGATGCTTCTCCCCAAGCTCTTCTATTCTCTTGTCTTGATACTGTAGTAAATCTACCTGTTCCACCTGTTCTCCTGGAAGCAGAAGTTATACCTGCACCATTCAAAGTTACATCAATAAACTGTGCGTTATCTTCAAAAGAACCTAATAACATCTTGCTTGATTCTTTTTCTTTACCCATAGTTCTAGCAATCATTTGTGCTGGATGTGTAATAACATTAGTAACACCAGAAGATAACATTCTTAATTGTTCTTCTGCTATAACTCTTATTGTCCATGCTGGTCGTAATAGAACTAATGGTTTGAATAAGGCACCATAATACCAATCCATAAACCTTCTTGTTGATTCTACATTCCCAGAAGCTAGTAATTTAGTTCCTACTTTTCCTAGTGTCTCATCTAATGCTTTAGCAGAACGTATTAAAGCTTTAGGGTCTGGCAAATATATCTCATCTGCTAACTGTGATGCAACTACTGGGTCTAATAAATTTTCAACACCATCTAACTTACCTCCTTGTAATTGTCTTAATACATTAGTTATTGGTACATCTCCACCAGATGAATCTATTGTATAACTTCTTACAGTATCTTTATTTTTCTTAGCGGTTCCAATAAACCTTGCCTGGACACTTAGTCCTTCATCAACTAATTTACTTTGCCATTCAGATAACTTTGATGTAGCTGCTTTAACAGTAGTTTTTTCATCTACACCTGCTAGTCCACGTATAACAGCTGGTTTAAAATTTCTCTCTATAAAGTTAGTAACAACTATTGCTGTTTGTGAAGGTGCATCTGCAGCACTAAGTGCTTTCATAGAATCTTTCATAAACTTATCTGCAGTTTTAGCAGCTTTATCTTTATCCATACTTGATGTAGCTAAACGTATAAATCTATTTAATGAAACTAAACTATCATTTTTATTTTCTGTAACAAGTCTTGTTCCATAAGTTCTTTCCATTCTTTTTGTTAAAAAATTACCTTTTCTTTTAACTGTAGGAACGTTGTTTAATGTTGCCTTTACTAATAATTTCTCATTAACTAATTCAGTAGTAAGCGCATCATCTATCTCATCAAATGATTTACCTTTATTTTTTGCTTTAAATTTATCTAAAGCAACATAAAAATCATAGTCATCAATATTATTTTTGGATGCTGCAATAATATCTGATGTATTGTTTTCCCATAAGAATTGTTTAAACTTTACACCATTCTTACCAGCAAGAAATTCTTGTGATGTTGGTCCGAATATAGTTTTACGTGTTCCCTGGAGTAATCCAGTATTTTCAAATAACTTACCTGCATTACTTAAATTTTCTAATTCAGTAAATGTTTTAGCACCAGCTCTAAGTTTTCCTACTCCTAGTGTTGCAAGACCTACTGGGTCTAAAAAGATTTGTGCAAGTATGTCTAAAGCACCAGTTATGTTGTTGTAGGCAGCTGTACCTGGTTCTATAATCTCATCCACTGGTTTAAATAAAAAACGACCAATAGTTACTGTAGGGTCAAGTCCAGCTTCTTCAAATCTCTCTGCTCTCTCTCCAGTAAACTGTATTGCTTCTTCTGCTTTTTTTCTTTGTTGCTCATAAATCTGTACACCTAAAACATTATCTAGTACAAACTCTCTAGCTACTAATGGGTCAACTCCAGCTGCTAACATGTTTTTGTATTCATCTGTTTGTGTTGGGTCAGTGCTACCTAGAAACCATCCTGTACCTAAATCAACTTCTTTACCTGCTGCTTCAGCTTGTGCTTTCATATCTAGTAATGAAGATTTAGATTTACCTTTAGCTTCATCGTGAGTCATACCTTGTTGTCTGCCTTCTAAATACCTAACTCCTCTAGCAGCTCCTGCTTCCCATAAGTTTTGGAATCCTAGGAATAAACCACGTGATGCACCTTTTGCTTTTTCTTTAACACTGATAGCTTCACGTAATTTAGAAAAACCATTCTGTTCTTTAGCTAAAGATTCTTTTAAAACTATTTGCTGCAATCTAGGGTCATTATCACTAATACCTAACTTGACTGCACCTACTAATGAACCTTTACTTATTGTTGGATATTTTTTTACAATAGCTGAAGCTTGGTTAGCCATAGCTTGTGTAGCTTGTGTTGGTGCAACAGATTTTTGTATCGCTCTTTCTGTAGCAGAATCATCTGCAAAAGAAGCTGCATCAAAGGTACTGTATGCCATGTTACCCTTTTAATAAATTAGCTAGTAAAGGGTCACCTGTTAGGTCAAAAAATTTCTGTATTAATTCTTCTGTAGATTCTGTTGGTCCTTGTGAACCTACTCCTGGACCAAAGTCCAGTCCATCTTCTACTGGTCGTAATGGTTGGTCAGTAGGTGCAAACACACTACTTTGTAAAGCACCACCTAAGTTTTGTCCTGGCGTTGGAGCAGCTGTAGGTGTCTCTTGACCTAAGTTTAAATTCTTAACTTCATTATTTAATTCTTTTAATGGACCTTTTTCTCCATAAGTCATTCGAGATTGGTCAATTACATTTTGAGATGCTGGAGGTATTGCTGCGTTTCTTTTAGTAATCCTGGTCGCCATCTTCATCCTCCTCATACTCTTCTAAAAAAATTGGTTCTGATATTACAAAAAATTGTCTAGGCATGTGTTGTTGTGCGATAGTACGCAAGATGTGTTGTCTTTTAATATAATCTTCTAGGATTATGTCATCACATTCTTCATCAACTTCTGCTAGATGGGTACAAACAATCTCTTCAAATAAATCAAGCATTGCCCATCATTCCTAAAGCTTGTTGTATAGAAGGTGCGGGACCAGTGGTGGCTGGACCCATACCTTCAATCATTGCTGTCTCTTCCTGCGGAATCTCTGGTTCTTCAGCTGTAAAAAATTTATCTAATATGTTTTGCATATTCTCTGGGTTTTTTCTTATCTGTACTACAGCCATGATAGCTTTCTGGTCACCTTGACTTGCTTGTGCCATAAGCGTATCTTCTAAAACTTTATCCATCTTTTCTTTTGTTATTCTCTCATTAACTCTTACAAGATTATCTAAACCATCTAGGTTCTCTTGTAATGTTTGTGTGTCAATAACTCCAGAACTAAGTAGTTGCAGCCCTGTAACTATCTTCTGTGGTTCATCATATCCAGCCATAGCTCCATACACTCTTCGTGTCTTATAAGATTTTTGTATGTCTTTAACTGGTTCGTATGTTTCTGAAAAGAATTTATTATCTCTATAACCAGAGAGTTCTTTAGTCATACCACCATACATTACTTCATCCCACTCAAGTCTTTTAGCATCTATCTGTTCTATAGCATCAGCCATAATGGTGTGATACTCTCTAATCATTAGAGACATAGATGCACCTAACTCTTCAAGTCCTCTACCAGTAGCAAAGCTGACTGGAGATTGTGAGTCATCAGTAGCAGGATAAGAAGCACCAACACGAAGTTGTCGTTCTATTCTGTCTATCTGTTGAAATAATTGATAAGGCATATTAGATGCTGGTTTTGAAATCTGACTTCCTGGAGAGAAGTAGTTGACTGCGAATCTACCTTTTTTGTATTGTCCAGATTCTAATTCTCCAGTTATGTTTGTCTCTGTAAATACTGCATCTTCCATAGCGATAATGCTCATAACATTAATCTTTGCCATAGATGCCATTAAACCTATAATCTGGTCGTACTGTCCTTGCAGCTGGTCGAAAGAAAATTTCTTTGCTACAACGAAAGCAGGACCACTTCCTAGTGGGTTTGGTATAAAATCTAATACTGTACTAGATGACATGTGAAATACATACGTGCCTTCTTCATTATAATATTCAGCTACTAAGTCACCTTGTCCATTAGAGTTTGCCCAAGAACCATTGTATGAATCTGTATAAGGAGAAGCATAAGCACTTCCTATATTAATTTGATTAGGGACATCCTTCATAATTTTATCTTTATATGCTGGATAAACTCTAGCTAAAGAATCTTTAGGTACTCTTCTAACAATAGACATGTCTTTAGGTTGTTGGTCTGCACCAAAGTAACCTGGAAAACAGTTGTATGGGTCTCGTAGTTCAGCTACTGGATAAGGGGTTCCATTAGCATCTTTCTTTTCTTTGATTACCCATACAGCGTAGCCATAACCTGGTAACCATCTACCAACTTGTGGCATTTGCAAATCTAATCTTTGTACATCATCGTACGCAGTTATAATTCTGCCTATCTTTTCAGCTTTGTTTCTTGCACGTTCTGAATCTTTATTGTTAGGTACATCTATTTTTAAGTTAGGTATTCTTCCTATCTTCTGTGCTAAATGCTCTAAACCAGAACTCATAAGGTTAGGCATTGGTACTTGCCAATCTTCAAAACCTTTTAGCTGGTCACCTAGTAACGCAAGTATTCCATTGGGTCCACCATTCATGATTGAACGAATACGACCACGCATTGCATAACCATCTTGGTTATCATAATGTAACTGTGTTATCTTATCGTATAAAGCTGATTCATTCATATTTTTACCATGGTGCTGTGTTCATATTACTAATATCAACATTGCCATAACTCGGTGTATATTCATGCGCCATGTCAGCAACAAATTCTTTTTGTAATCTTCTTACAATCTTAATTGGGAACCAACTTGCCATAACTATATCCGACTTATATCCTTTACTACTTGCCTTGCTAGCAGCATTTGAAAAATACAAAAGCTGCCTACGATATATATTACTCTTATTTTGCGAATCTGCACTACCATAAGGTAAATTTACTTTACCCTTATCAAAAAGTTCACTCATAGAACCTACGCCAAAGTATGGGTCAAATTTATTTTTTTGTGTCTGGTGTCCTTCTAAGTGTATGCCTTTAGCTGCAGTCCACTCTTTTAATTCTCTATCTTGTCGGATGGCACGCTGAAAACCATTCTCTTCAATAATCCAATGTGAGCAATGATATTTCTTGTACCACTCTTTAATTGTTTTAAATGCTTGGGGTATGCCGCCACCTTTAGTATTTTCTATATCTACCATGTACAGTTTGCCTTCTTCAACATTAAATGCCCATAAGAATGCTGCCTGGTATCCAGTTGCTGCTGGGTCAAGTCCCGCTATCAATCTACATCCAGCGGGTACATGCCCAATACTTCTTGACTCATCACGTGAAGCATCAAGTGATTCTACTTTAAACATCTGCAGCCCTTCGGAGAATGGTCGGTTAAGATATACCATTTCAAATATAGCTAACCCACCAGTCGTTTGTGCATTCCTTCTTTGTGACATAAGCCATTTGTAACTTCTTTTGCTAGCCCAAAGCATGTGTTTCTTGTGGTCTTTATCTAGTCCAGAATCTATAGGTATCTCTAAACTATGTGCAGATTCAATTATCTTTTTCCATTCATCGTTATCAATTAACGAATTATATAAATCATCTGGGTGTTGCCTAGAGCCAATAACAACAATAGCTGTATGTTCCTCTTTACGTGATGATAGAGTTGTAGTCCACCATCGTTTAGTCTGCTCTCTTGAACTAGGTTGTATTGTTGTGGAATGGTCCTCAATGTCATCAGCAATAATCAAGTCACAGTCACGTGAAAGAATCTTGCCACCTTTACCTACAGCCACCATTGTCGGTGATTTAATACCAGTAACTGTCCTGGTCTTTACTGTGAACTGTCCAGAACTCCAAGTTTTACCAGTTCTACTTTTAGGTTTAAATGTTTCTCCTGGTCCACAAAAATCTTGTATCAGCTGTTCGTTATTTTCTAAGTGGTCCAATACAGAACCTACAGCATTCTTAGATATATCTTCGTTACCACCTACCCACATAATTCTAATGTTAGGTGCTTTACATATCTGCCATACAGCAAAGTGTGTAAGTAAATCTGTCTTACCATGTCGAGGAGGTGAGAGAATCATAAGCTGTTCACCTTTATCAATAGACTTTAAAATATTTTTAATCCAGTTCTTATGGAACTTAGCGGTTTCGTAGGGTTGTCCAGTCTCTGTTAAGAAGTATCTATTTCTAAACTCTTCAAAAGATTCTAAAGATTTTCTAGCTTCTTCTGGTACATCCCAATCTTCTCTAGCTTCATGTACTGCTTTATCTTCTCTGTATGCAAGCAGCATCCTGGCAACAACACTTTGGTCAATGCCCATATCTTCTGCTACAAACTTCTGTGTAATGATGCCTTCTAAGACTTCTTCTGCATAATCTTCTACAAAAGACATGTAATGTTCACCACGACTAGCTCTACTGTTTGGGGATGTAGCTAACTTAGTAGTTTCTTTTTTCTTTTTATTTCTTGCCCTGGCGTTAGCAGCTTTAGTACATTGCAGCTTGCAGTACTTTTGTCTGCCATGTTGTTGTTTAAATTTATCTCCACAGTGCGGACATGCAACTGTTTTAAGATTAGCCATTACTTCTTTTTTTTCTTTTTAGGAAATCCAGCTTTCATATTTGCATAAGCTTTAGGACTGATAGTAGATTTCTTTTTAGACCTACTGGTCCCAGCTTTTTTTCTTTTATTTATATTATGATACAAACCTTTTTTAGCTGCCATAACTTCTCCTTACCAAGCTTTGCAAGACCAATATCTTGCTGTTGTTTTATCTTTAGCTGTGCTGCATTTATGTCTAGCACGAAAAGAAGCCCTAGCTCCAGGGTTATTCTTTCTTATAGCCATGTTAGGGTCACCAAACATAATCTTTTTAACTTTGCCATTTTTCATAACAAATACTTTGGACTTCTTACGCCCATAGCCAGGTTCCCCTTTACGAATAGCACTAGGTGAATTTAACTTCACTTTCATGCCACGAAATTCAGCCACGTTATCTTCTTTTCTTCTTTTTACCAGGTTTCATTTTGGTATATTTTTTTGTGCTTTTAGGCATTTTTTACTCCTCTATACTTATACTATGGCAGATTTTATACAAGGTAACAAGTACCCTAACTCAAAAAAGAATATGCAGTTTCAAAAAAATAGAATCTGTGTACATTCTGCTTGTACTACCATACTATCGCAATACAATAAATATAAATACTGTCATAAACATAAACCTACAGTGTATCCAAGAATCAAGGGTAGAAACCCCGACACTACCAAACAAGAACCCCTGGGGTAAAAAATTTTTTTATTCGCTGTTATAAATGCCATCATGGAGAATATCCCATACCTCATCTAGTAAAGTATAGAGTTTTGTGTACATTTGTTCGTTAGTAACGTTTGTGTCAATAGCGAACTGCACCTCCTCCACTTGTTTTAATATTGTTTTTATTTTGTCCATACTGTATCTATAGAACAAGAGTTTTTTATTTAAGGTATTTGTTTTTAAACTCAATGAACCTATTTGCACAATCTAAACAAACAGCTTTGAAATGATTAGTTATTACTTGCTCACAAACAACACAATTTTTTTCTTTCATATAATACTATATAGGGGAAAAGTTTTTAATATTATGAAGAAGTTGTAATTAATATTCCTCTATGATAAAGTTATCACACACAAACAGCAAGGACCAAGTAATTAGATACAGGTAAAGTGGACATCGGGAGTACGAAAGTCTCACCTTACAGCCAGTAAGACCAACTAGAAAGACAAGTGAGATACCCAAGGTCTAAGGAAACATCCTAGCTTATAAAAGATTATATAAAAACAATAGCCCGCTACATCCTAAAGACCCCCCAGTAGAATAAAGAACATAATGAAATGCAAGAAGTGTAAGCGTACATTAAAGCGTGTTAACGATAACTTAGCTTACTGTGATAACTCACCTAATGTGTGTACCTTATCTACAAAAACTATAGACATACACAACATATAGTACCACTACATCTAGTAGCACTATATATAGTAATTAATTGGCATTAAATAAATCTAGTGTTACGAATACGAATACCACCCCCTCAAATTAGCATTCCCATTGCTTGTCCTATAATCTATAATATGTTGCGTTAGAGGGTCTATGTTTCCTAGGGTTTACAGATAAAAGCCCTGTTTCACTGGTTATTAGATAGTATGTCTAAAAGTACCCCAGTTATTTTTCTGAATGGATATGGCATGGGCTGAATTGCTGAGGATTGTTAGATAACACTGAATAAAAAATATTTAAAATACTTGTAACCTTTTGTAACTGCATAGAGTCAAAGCAGTATGAAACAAACAAACAATATTACATTCATGATAGGTGCAAGCGGGAGCGGTAAGTCTGCCCATGTTGCTAAGGAAGCAGCAAGGACTAATGCGTTCGTGATTGACCCCGATGAAATCAAGGCGAAACTAAACAAGGACCAACCACTATCAAAAGATATCAATGCGGAGCTGCACCCAGCAGCCAGCGACATTGCTTCAAAGATGCTTGAGTTTTATTTCAATGATACTCAAGGATTTTTAGACAACTACAGCTGTAACAATGTCATCTTCGATAATCGTGGCAAGTCACCAATAAAAGTACTGAAGAGGATACAAGCAGCAAAAGAAGCTGGACTATCTGTAAAGGTTATTTACGTAGAAGTAGAACTCCTTAATTGCTTAATCAATGTATTCATTAGGAATCTTAAAAGCAATAGGGCTATGTATCTTCAAGAAGTAATCAACGCTTATGATTCCATGAAGATATCAGTTGCAATATGCAGGATGCTGCACGTTACAGGAATCATTGAGATGCAAACAGTACAAGGATACAGAAGAATAAAATCTAAAAGAATATGTAACCTTCTCAAAGTCGGGAGGGTCTAAAGAATATGAAGGAAGGAAAAATTATGAGAACTGCTTGGAAGGTAGAAGATATAGCAAAGTACGCACACTTAGGAGATAAGATGAGCAAAGTTGGTACCGCTAAACATGGAGACGAATACGATGCTGGAACTTGGGAGATGTTAATAGTTGAAGCAGTCATGGATAAGTTAGAAGCTGAAGGGAGAATATAAAAATGAAAACGATTCAAGAAATACAGAAGGACTGGGCAGGCGCATTCGATACAGTCAAGCTATCAAGCGGGGAGATTGTAGAGGGTAAAGCAGCATTCGAGATTTACATAGAGGAAGGGCTAACAGTTTATCAAGCGCTTAGTAAAACACTAAGAGAATTTATCAGCGGTAAAGAGATATATAAATACTGCTTCGAGAATTTCATTCCAACAAATCCAATCAAGAAGGAGGTTAAGTAATGGGAGCAGGTAATTGTTACCCAGCTGCATGGAATGCAATCAACACCAAAAAGAATGATGACTATATCGTGGTCCATGCACTGCGAGATATATTCAAGGGTGCTAATCACTTCGGAGGACATGCCTTCTTAGTTAGAAAATGGAAGGATGGAAAACTATTAGAGAATCCTACTGTTTATGATGACTGCATCAGCGCTAAATATATTGATGGTTCTGTTGATGGTGTTGTTGATGGGATGCCATTCGATGAGTATGTAGAGAAAACCCACGTTGTAACAGAGGGTGAGTATGTTTACAAAGAATATACTAGAAAAGAATTAAACAAAGAGACTGCAAAAGATATGGTTCACATGCCATTTGATTTAGCTAAGGAACGATGGGCAATGAAGCCAAAAGAATTTGCTAAGAGATTCCCAGGGTATGAGAGCTATGTAGATTACATGAAGAATTATTATCAACCAACATTCGAGCCGCACTGGGTCAAGCTAATGGAGATGCACAAAGCAGATGAAGCTAAGAAAAAAAAGGTGTAACCTATTTCAAATTTAAATAGTCTAAGTTACGTGAAGGAAGGAAAACAAATGGAAGAAAAAGAAATTGTTTGGGTAGATATATTCGGCAATGAAGTTAAGAGAGATGTGTATCAGATAACTGGTGCAGGTGCAGACACTATGAAATATAAAGAGGAGCTTAAGTAATGA